ATTCAAAAGAAAATGGAATTTTATATCCAATTAGGTTATTCAGTTAAATAATAAATTTTAAACAACAACAATTATGTGGAATCTATTAAAAACAATCGACAAAAATGACATTGCAGGTTTAGTTATCATTTTAACAGCCGGTGCAATCTGTGTGAAAATTATGTACATCGTTGGCAACATTTAATCACTATGGCAATGGTTTACAAAATCACATTCAAAGATCACGCAGGATATTACACCGTGACCAAATCATTCAACAGCACGGATGAACTTGGAAAATATATCCAAAACGAATTGAATAATAATGGTGGAAAAGAAATCGGCACGGAGGAATTTGAATCCATGCAGGATATGTTAGAACAGAAATATAAAAAGAGTTTAGAAAAAAGATATGAGGGTAAAAATTAACGCAGGTGAATTGCACCGATTGGTGGCTGAGGATTTAAACAATAGAGGCATTCAGCCACCACGCAAAGACAAATGGGAATCGCACAATGTGCAAATGGCCATTTCAAGAAAATTAAATTATCCCCTAATGTGGGAATCAATTAACCGAATTTCAAAACAATTATACGATGAATCAGGAAAAACAAAATAACCCATTAGCCGAAATACAAGCAAAATTAAAGGCCCCCAAAGGTCAATTCAATTCATTTGGGAAATACCATTACAGATCAGCCGAAGATATTTTGGAGGCAGTCAAAAAGGTTGTGAATCCAATGGGGTTTGCGATTACATTGACAGATGATTTAATTTTTGCTGATGGCCGTTGGTATATCAAATCGGTTGCTGAATTAACAAATGGTAAACAAACATTTAGTTCAATAGGATTAGCACGTGAAGAAGAAACCAAAAAGGGAATGGATGGATCACAGATTACAGGGGCCGCATCGAGTTACGCAAGAAAGTATGCATTAAACGGTTTATTTGCCATCGATGATACAAAGGATTCAGATGCCACAAATGATCACGGCAAATCGCAGGAATCAAAGCCACAGGCCAAAACAGGTATGCCGGCACCATCTAAATTTGACATTGAGTTCAAAGAATTGATTTCAGATGTTAAAAGTGTGATTGCAATTGGTGAATTGAAGGGCATTTGGGAAAAATTGACCGATGAGGCAAAAGCCAACAAAGAAATACAACAATTATTCAACCACAGAAAAGCAGAATTATCAACCAAATAAATAAACAACCTATGAAAAATGAATTGATGGCCGTTGATGGCCAAATCCTAGATTTAAACAAAAAAGAAATTGCGCAAATGGCTGAATCATTCATGGCCAATGCAGATTCAATTAACACGGTAAAATTAGCCGCACAATTGGCCAAATTTCAATTGTTAGCATCCGAAATGGATAAACACATCAAAGAGCATTTATTTGTCGATTTGCGACAAAATAAGGACAGCAAATTGTCGGCATACGGTGTGGACTTTTCAGAAATGGAAGGTGGTGTAAAATATGACTATTCGGAAACCGAATCATGGTGCAAATTGCAATTTGAAATTGATCGCCTAAAAGACAAACAAAAGGATGTTGAGGCATTTTGCAAGGCATTGAAATCAAAAACAAGTATATTAGATGAGGAAACAGGTGAGTTGGCAGATTTTTACCCACCATCAAAATCATCCACAACCACAATCAAAAAAGTAATTAAATAAACAATCTAAATAAAAAATCAAATGGCACGTTTAGTTAGCATTAAAATTGACTTATCAAAAATCGACAAATCACGCATCTTTGAAAGCCAAAAAACAGGGGCAAAGTATTTGGACATTACAGGTATTTTGACAGATACACCGGATCAATACGAAAACAATGGATTCGTAAAGCAAAACACAACAAAGGAGGAACGTGAATCAGGTTTAAAATTGCCAATCATCGGAAATTTCAAATTGTTAAAAATTTTAAATGATCCGGGCGCACCTGTTTCGGCACAGCCAATCCAACGTGAAGTGAATCCAATAGAAACCGATGAATTACCATTTTAGCAATGAGAAAAATTGTAGATAGTTACACAACACGGCACGGAGAATTGAGGGCAATTTATTCCGTTGCAACAGCTAACATTAAGCACAGGGATATTGAAATTGGTGCGGTATATGAATTGGAATACCGTTTGGGAAATCAGGTTTTATTTTTGAAATCCCAATTGGATCACGTAACAGATGGGAACCGGACATTGTTTTTTAAACATCCGGATCCCGAACGCAGATTGATTGGGATTCCGATTATGTCAATTATTAGATACGTAAAAAAATGAGCATAGAAACCAAAATCAATTTAGTATTTTATTGGGCCATTGCACAGATGTTTTTCACGGTATTAGGTGCATTAATCAGTATGTATAATGAAAACAAAAACAAATAAAACAAATGAATTGGGGTACACGTTCAATCAGGTTTGGGCGCATATCGCACAGGAATTAGAAAATAATTTAGAAAAATTAAATAAAATTCAACCTAAAAAACAAAAATATGGTAACGTTTCAGCAATATCATCAGGCCAATCCGCATCTTTATGAGTTGTATAAGGCCATCGCAATGCAGTTGATTCAGCAGAATCGCAAGGTAATTGGATCAGGATACATATTCCAAAAAATGCGTTTTGAATTTCAGTTCACAACCAATGGTGATCCGTTCAAAATCAACAACAATTTTGCACCGATGTATGCACGTAAATTTGTATTAGAACATCCCCAATTTGGTCACCTGTTTAAATTTAAGCAGTTGAAAGGTAGTTTATTAATGTCATAATATTATATTTGTGATGTAATCAGCGGAAAGGGTAGGAGTTTTCCGGTGATTAATTGGGTTTAAGAACCACAAAGCCTGTTTGCACTCCTACGCATTCAGGCTTTATTTTTTTAACACCGTAATGGACAAAGAGGCATTTTATTTTCCGCATTTCTGTAATGCGAGGCATGACCGTAAAATCCGCAGGTTGCGCAGAGAATTAGGAGTTGAAGGATATGGCATTTATTTCATGCTATTAGAAACACTAAGAGAGCAACAGGATTTGATGTACCCAATGGATGATTTGGATTTATTATCAGATGAATTTGGGGTATCTGAGGCAAAGATTAGAACAACGATTTGCAATTATGAATTGTTTGAAGTTGACATGGATCAAAAATTCTTTTCACCAAAAATGTTGGTTTATTTAGAGCCATATTTCCGAATGAAGGAACAACGCAAAATGGCCGGCAAAGCATCAGCAGAAAAGCGAATTTCAACGACCGTTCAACGACCGTTCAACAAAGGAAAGGAAAGTAAAGGAAATGAAATAAAAGAAAATGAAAGTAAAGTAAATGAAATTGTGTTTAGTGACCTATTGTCACCACACGTTCAAACACTTGGATCAGAATTTGAAAATTTCAAATCTTATTGGACTGAGAAAAACGCAAAAGGCAAAGAAAGATGGCAATCCGAAAAATTCTTTGATATTAGCAGACGAATCAGCACATGGATGGCAAACAAGAATAAATTTAACAGCAACAACAATGGAAATTCAACCGGTGAAAAACTTGGAACAAGTGCGGCAAGACTTGAAGCCCTCCGAAATTGGTAAAGGAACAGCCAATTTGATTATTAAGGCACAAAGCACAGGAAACATCCGTACACGGCCCGAAAATGATTTGAAACAGGTATTGCGCATGGCAATGCTTATGGTTGGCCTACGTGGGGCAAATATGCCAACAGATGAGGAAAAATTTGTATTGCTTGCATTTATAAAATCTAATTATGGAAACCAAACACCTGAGGAAATAGCCATTGCATTTGAAATGGCAGTTGCAGGGAAATTGAATACTGATTGCAAATGTTATGAGAATTTTTCGTGTGAATATTTTGGCCGGATAATGAATGCATACATTGAATATGCAAGGCAGGAAACAAAGAATGTAAAAAAGCCGGAACCCGAAATTGTTAAACCGGTTCCAACGGATGATGAATTGAAGTTGTTGGCAATCGCAAATGTAAATTCATACGTTAAACGAATTAAATTGGCAGATCAAACAGGACAAAAATTTGAATGGACAGCCGGGGGATTAGCATACCTGTATGATTTTTTAGTCAAATTTGAAATTTGGCAATGCCCTGAATCAGATCGGGTTGAAATATCAAAACGATTACGGCCCAAATACAATGACTTTGAATTGTGGAAATCAGGATGCAAAGCGGAGGCATACAAATTGTTTTGCCATCAATTAGCCGATATGGATATGACATTAGATGAAAACGGACAAATAAATTAAACTTATGAAAGCACAGGAAACAGAATTTGGCACATTGGTGCTGAAAGGATTAGAAAAAAAAGGAATGAGCCGGCAGGATTTAGCCGATGAAATCAACACAACACATTCATCTGTTTGTAATTGGATAGCAGGGAAAATGGTTCCGAATATGATAACAGGATTGAGAGTGTGTAAAATGTTGGACATTGATGCAAATCAGATAATTCAGTAAATATGGGCAAACTAATAATTAAAAATAAAACTGAAATAAATGATTTGATTGTAATTGATATAATTAAAGAAGTCATTATGATGGGCAGGATTTCAAATAATGACAAGCAATTTTGTTATTTGACAGCTGTTGCAATTAATCATGAAGAATATCACGTGGTGACAGATTTAAGAAAGTGCAGCGATGTATTTACTTTTTATAAATGCAAAGAGTATAAAAACGAAAACCTAAACCAATAACCGACATATGAAAAAGAATTTGATTCTAAGCGCAGTTTTTATCACGATTGGATCAATTGTATGTATTGCAATTAATCAGGTCAGAAAGCAAAGGAATGGTGGCAAAAAACAAGTAATTGCCAAACGTTCTGAATTTAGTCAGGCATTTATGATGGATACATATGAACCAATTGAGGATTTTGAAATGATTTATTTTGATGATCACAGGGGATTGGTTCAAATTAAAACAAAACGATAATGGCATTTAAACAAACAGCAATTGAAAAACTTGAAAAGCAAATCAAATTTGCGAATAAAGAATTTTATGCAGAATTGTATGATGAAATACGTGAAGCCAAAGAAATGGAGAAACATCAAATGATACAATTTGCAATGGAACTTCACAAACGCGATTTGAGTAAAACAGGAACCGATATTTTATTGGATGAAGCACATCAATTATATTTTGAAACATTTGTATTATGAGAAACGAACATGAACACAGATTGCAAACGGTGTTGGCCAAATATCTTGATTTGAACAATTACACGTTTTTTGCCATTCCAAACGGTGGATGGAGAAACAAAGCAGTTGCGGCCAAATTAAAGGCTGAGGGAGTGAAAGCCGGTGTGGCTGATTTATTGATCCTGTTGCCAAATCAAACGTTTCACGGCCTATTTGTTGAAGTCAAAATTGCAGGCAATTATCAACAGCCAAATCAAAAGGATTTTGAACAGAAAGCAAGGGATTGCGGATATGAATACATAATTGTGCGATCATTGGATGAGTTAATTGAGAAATTGAAATACTATGAGGCGCAAAAATTCGTGGAACAGGATAAAATGATGGCCGCATATCGGTCAGGATACATTGATGGAAAATTAGAAAATCAAACAACAATAAGATGAATATTAATAGACAAAAGGCCATTGATTGGGCCAACGAAAGAATTGCAGATCCAAATTTTAGTGAACAGCCAATCCGGGTGAATGCGTGGGAATTGATTCACAATCCAAAATTGTTTCTTGAAACCTGTGTGGCCCGGCTTACATACGGTTCAGAAAGGGAAAAACGTGTTGTTTATAATCGTGTTCGAAACCTAAAAACGTATTACAATGATATTTCAAGATGAAGATATATTTGTACACGGTGACATCAAATGTTCCGAAGGCATAACACGTGATGAGGCAATTGAAATAATTGAGGAAATACAAGAAATTATGATATTCCACAAAATTATAAAACTTGATTTGTGCATTGATCCATACAAATTTCCACGTGAGTTGTTGGACATAGGCAAACCATAAAAATACAAGGCAATAAATGACCGGAATTAACAAAAAAACAAACCGATGAAAACTACAAAAGACAAAATACGTTTATTAACATTCTTTGCATTGTGCCAAAATATGTTGGATTTCATTGATGGATCGTGGCACGGCCATCCGGCAAACAAACAGGCCGTTAAGATGGTAACAAAGCAAATGATTAGGGAGTTGGAAAAAACAATGGCCGTATTATTCCCGGCAAACAGAAATGATGATCCGGATTTGCCTGATGCGTTGGATACATTCCAAAATGCCTGCACAGCAATGGAGTCATTTTTTATGCTTGGAATGGAAATGGATCAGATGGATCAAACAAAGAAAGATTCATTGAATACACAGATTAATATTTTACTAAAATCTTATGGGATTGATTGTTGGGAAAAACCAATGTCAAACCTATGGAAAAATTAAATAAATTTGTGGAGCAGTTGGGTGATGAATAACTGCCGGAAACAAAAGCACATATTTACCTAATCAATACAGAATGAAAAATGAGAGCCGTGAAATGGTGGATCATCCGCAACATTATCAATCTGATGGAGGCATCGAGGCAATTGATGTAATCGAAGGGTTCAGCCTAAATTTTAATTTGGGGAACGCAATCAAATATATTTTGAGGGCCGACAAAAAAGGCAACAAGAAACAGGATTTGGAAAAATCCCTGTGGTATATCAATAGGGAACTTTCTAAATTTAAAGGATAATGGATGCAGATGATTTAGTCACAATGGGTTGGTGTGTTGGAGGTATTGAGTTCGTGTTTATATTAGTAATGATCAAATTCATATTTGATGAAAAAAAATCGACCATGAAAAAGATGAAATTAATAGTGGATGCAGGGGAATATGAATCAGATTCATTGTTTTCCTTAATTATTGAAGTTTTAAAGCACAGAACGTGGCATTTGTTCAATCATGGCAAATGGATGGATTAATTAATAAAATATGATAGAAGAAATAAACATCAAATTGGTAATTCCGCATCCAAACAATCCACGGTTGATTAAGGATGATAAATTCAAAAAATTGGTGAAGTCCATTAAGGAGTTCCCGGAAATGCTGCAATTGCGACCAATCATTGTTGATGATAATTGTGTGGTATTGGGTGGGAATATGCGATTGCGTGCCTGTATTGAAGCCGGATTGAAGCGTGTGCCAATTATTAAGGCATCAGCATTGACAGCCGAACAACAGAAACGTTTTATCATTACCGACAATGTGGGATTTGGTGAGTGGGATTGGGATTTGTTGGCTAATGATTGGGAAATGGCTGATTTAGAAGATTGGGGATTGGATTTGCCGATTTATAAAGAATTAGGCGAAGATTTACCGGTTGACAATGAGAATGAGCCAAAGGATAAATTTGTGATTGAGGTGTCATTTGAATCTGAGGAACAAAGACAAATGGCATACAAACATTTCATTGAAAATGGACTAAATTGCTTTTGCAAAAAATAAATTATGGCAGTACCTAAGAGTGTGACAAAACTGAACAAAAAACGTATGTTGGAGGCCCTTGAAAAGTCTTTGGGAATTGTCACATCCGCTGCAAAGATTGCCAACATCAACCGTTCAATGCATTATGATTGGATGCGTGATGATCCGCAATACAAAAAGGCCGTTGATGAGTTGGCTGATATGACATTGGATTTTGCTGAATCGCAGTTGCATAAGCAAATCAAAGATGGCAACACAACAGCCACAATATTTTATTTAAAGACCAAAGGCAAACAACGTGGGTATGTTGAACGCACGGAGGTTGTACATGAAACCGGCATTGAATCTGCCATAATAGAATGGACACCGGCACAAATCGAAAACGAATAAAGCAGAAATGCAATGTTCAGTTTTATCAAACGTTAAACAGCACCAAAAGAATCAAAGTTCATCAGGGCGGAACACGTTCGGGGAAAACTTATGCCCTGTGCCAATACCTAATCTATAAATTAACATCATCACAGAAACCGTTGGTGATTTCGATTGTCCGTAAAACATTGCCGGCATTAAAAGGATCGGTGATGCGTGATTTTCTCGAAATATTAGACACGTTGGGCATTTTGTATGTCGGACAACACAACAAATCGGAAAACACGTACACATTTGGCAACCACGTTGTTGAATTTCTTTCAGTTGATGAGCCACAAAAGATCAGGGGCCGTAAAAGAAATATTTGCTATTGTAACGAGGTCAACGAATTAGATCATGAAGATTTCAGGCAGTTATTAATGCGTACAACGGATGAAATGATTTGCGATTTTAATCCATCCGATCCTGTGCATTGGATTTATGATGAAGTCATCACACGTGATGATTGTGACACATGGATCACAACGTATTTGGATAATAAGTTTTTGCCGGCTGAATTGGTGCATGAAATCGAAAGATTAAAAGCCAAAGATCCGGATTATTGGAGGGTGTACGGTGAGGGGAAACGTGCGGTGTTTAGTGATCGCCAAATATTCCCTAATTGGCAATTCATCCCAAAGGCAGAATTTCCTGAATTTGATGATGTGTTTTATGGCCTTGATTTTGGATTTAGTCACGATCCAACGGCCATTGTGCAGTTGGCAAAGGTTGGCGATAAATTATACATCCATGAAATCATGTACAAAAAGGGAATGACCAACCGGGATATTGCTGATTTCCTAAAAGAAAAGAAAATAAACGAACACATAATTTATTGTGAATCAGCGGAACCGAAATCAATTGAGGAATTGCGACAAATGGATATTTTGGCGGTTCCTGCAATAAAAGGTGAAGGATCAATAAAGGCCGGGATTAGTTTATTAAAGGAACACGAGGTGATTTGTTCATCTGAATCGCATAATTTACATAATGAATTTCAGTTTTATTTTTGGGAACAATTAAAGGATGGAACGATTATAAATAAGCCAATAGACAAACACAATCACCTGATGGATGCAATCCGGTATGGGGTTTATACCAAATACAAAAATCGTTCTGATTTTTTTGTGGTTTAATTATGTATTTTTGAGAAAAAAAAGCAATACAAATGGCATCAATCATTGATACATTCAAACAATCCATTGCCAAAGCATTATCAAGCGGCACAAACGAATCATACAATAAACTGATATACACGTGGCTTGGCACGAATATCATAATGAATGAGGATAACGATACCACATACATTCGTGATGGGTATCAACGAAATGCCACCATTTATTCAATCATTAACCTGATTGTTAAGGCAGCCACAACAATCCCTGTTTCTGTTTACCGTGTCACAAACGAAGGCACAGCAAAGCAATACAAGGCGATGACATCAGGTGTAATGGATGGCCCTGCAATATACAAGGCCAACATATTACGCAAAAGAGCATTTGAGGAAATAAAGGATTCAGAATTAGAGGCATTGTTAATGCGGCCAAACCCGGCACAATCATTTTCAGCGTGGTTGGGTGAAATCGTTGCATTCGGTAAACTAACCGGAAACCGTTACATCTACGGCATCGGGCCTGATTCAGGGCCAAATCAGGGAAAATTTACGGAGTTGTACAATTTACCATCACAATTAGTTGAAATCGTTTCAGGTGGTGTGATGGAGCCTGTGGCAGGGTACAAAATCCAATACAATTCAATGATTGAGGTAAAACCCGAATACATTTGCCACATAAAAGATTTTAATCCGGATTACGACAGCAGCGGTTCAAACCTATATGGCCAATCACCTTTGCGTGCCGGCCTGCGTGTTTTATCGGCCAACAATGAAGCCGTAACCACCGGATTAAAATATTTACAGAATCAAACATCACGTGGGATGTTGATTTCAAAGGATGGTAATTTGACTGAGGTGCAAGCACAGGCATTAAAAGACAAATTCCGCAAAAATTATCAGGGTGCAGGGAACGCAGGTGATGTGATTATCACACCAAAGGATTTGAGTTGGGTGAATTTTGGTTTGTCAGCATCTGATTTGTCATTGATTGAGCAGTACAATGGAACGGTGAAGGATTTGTGTAATTTATACAACATCCCTGTGCAGTTGCTAAACAACACAGATGCATCCACATACAACAATATGAAGGAGGCTAAAAAAGCATTATACCAAAATGCCGTGATTCCTGAATTAATCAAGATACGTGATGAATTAAACAGATGGTTGGCACCAAAGTACGGCAAAGAATATTTCATTGATTTCGATTTTACGGTGATCAGCGAAATGCAAGAGGAGGTTGACAAATTGGTGTCGCAATTAGCAGCAGCGTGGTGGGTTACACCAAACGAGAAACGTGATGCAATGAATTACGCTATGGACACAGAAAATGCATTCATGGATGATTATTTCATCCCGGCTAATTTAATGGCACAGAATCCATCAATGCCATCATTAGAGAATCCAAAATCATTAGATATTCAGTATTCAACAAAGGCTGAATCAAATGAAATGTATGATGATTATCCAAAGAAAGCATCTTTAAATGCACAAAAGATGTTGGATTGGAAACAGGAATACCCGGATGAAATTCGTGGAGGCACCGAAATTGGTTGGACACGTGCAAGACAATTGGCAAACCGTGATGAAATCAGCCGTGATATTGTTAGCAGAATGGCGCAATTCAATCGCCATCGTCAAAACGCAACGGTTGCTGATGAATATAAGGAAACACCATGGAAGGATGCAGGGTATGTGGCTTGGAACTTATGGGGCGGAACTGAGGGTGTTGATTGGGCAATCAAGAAAATAAAGGAAATAGATGCCGTTACCGAATCCTAATAATGGCGAAAGCCAAAATGATTTCATGGCCCGTTGTGTTGTTGATCCTAATATTGTCAATGATTTTGGCACTATTGATCAACGTGTGGCTGTGTGTAGCAATCTATTTAATCCACAGAAAGAAACAAAGGCGCAGGATGATTGGGAAAATGATTTTGAAAACCAATTGACCAAAGCAGAACGCACATCAATTAAGGATTTTACGGAGTTTTACAAAGCCGAATATAATGATGCTATTGACCTTTATTTAAAGGTCGGGCAGATGACACAGGCCACAGCACAGGGATTTTTTCAGGATGCCAAATACATAAAAATGTATGAGGGTATGTATTCCAAAATCGGTTTACAATTTGCCAATTGGTATTCCAAAAACGTGCAGAAATATATGCCAAAAGCCGATCCGGCAAATATGCAATCTATTTGGCGCAATGCCTTTGCATTTATGGGCCAAAAGGTAGCAGGCCAAAGGGTGACAATGGTTTCATCAACAGCACAGGCAACATTGACAAACACAATTCGCCAATTTATGGCCGATCCTGTTTTCCAATCAGCCGGTGAAAAGGTGCAGGGCAAAATGTTGCGTCAAAAATTTGATGGGTTGGCTGATTATCAGGCACGCAGGATTGTTAGAACGGAGGCCACAAACGCAGCCAATTATGCAACCGAACAGGCAGCGGTCAATTTGTTTGCCGGTCAGGATTTAACCAAAACATGGCGATCAGGATTTGATGCACGTGTTCGTGATGCACACAGGTCAGCAAATGGGCAGGTTGTTCCGTTTAATAGCAAATTTTCGGTTGGTGGTGAGTCATTACAAAGACCGGGCGATCCTAATGGATCAGCAAGCAACGTAATCAATTGCCGTTGTTCAATGATTGTATTGCCAAAGGCAGGAGCAAACACAATTGGCGCACCAATTACCAACATTGGATTTGGAATGGCACAGGCTGAGGTTGTTGATGCTATTTCATCGGCTATGATTGCACCTGAAATTGTTGCAACCGTTGTGGCAGAAACGGCAGTTGTAAATGCACAGGTTGAGGCTAAAACAATAAAACAGGCAAAGGCGATTGCAATTGATAATTTAGAAAGCAGCGGATTAAAAATTAAAAAAATAACCGTTTCAAGGTCAATTGATGTTCCGAGAATGAATGAATTGAATGCACAATTAAATGTATTGACAAATCAGTATAAAATCGATTCATTATACAATACGAAATACCCTTTAAATTTGACCTACAAATCAACATCACGTTCATATGGATTTGTTGAAACATCAGGGGGTAATTTATTGCAAATTAATTTTGGTGATTTAACAGCATCATTAGAAAGCAGGACAAAAGTAATTTCATCAACAGAATTTATTTTAAGAGGCAAAAGCGCAATTGATGCAGTCAACAAAAACATTGCTACATTAACACACGAATTTGCACACGTAATTGCAACAAGGCACACATTAGAAAATGCAGCATTAAGGCAATTGACATCAGAATATTATGCAGAATTGAAAATAATTCAGCAAAATTACATTAAGGAGATTGCAGAATATAAGGCAACAAACAATTTCGTTGCATTTAATACAAATTATTTGGGGACATATGCATCAAAAAATATTGATGAGTTTATGGCCGAAGGATTTACAGAATACAAATTGAGTTCAAACCCATCAAAATTTGCAATAGAAATTGGCAAATTAATTGAGAAATATTTTAAAAAATAATGGAAAACAGGGACAATTTTATTTGTGACAAATGTATTCATGCACGTTTAATCAGGGGCGGATGCGATGCATTCCCCGATGGAATACCTGATGAAGTATTATTAACCAATGATCACGATTTCCCATTGGGCGATCAGGGCAATGATATTGTATTTGAGGAAGGCGAGCCACAATTTAGTTAAAATTAATTTTTACGTTCCGTTTTCTAATTAGCAATTTGACTAATTTTGGGCAAAAGATAGATTATGATTTACAAACAAACATCCATTGGGATTGATGACATCGATGAGGCAAACGGTATTGTTTCGGGATATGGTTCAATATTCGGCAACATTGATTCAGACAATGACATCATTTTGTCGGGAGCATACACCAAAACATTATCTGAAAACGGATCACGTGTACGGTATTGCAACCAACACAGAATTGATCAGCCATTAGGCAAATTCAACGAATTGCGTGAAGATGCAAAAGGGTTGTATTTTGTGGCTGAGGTTCCAAAAACACGAATGGGTGAAGACATTTTGTTGTTAATGAAAAACGGTGTGATCACAGAAAATTCCGTTGGTATTATGCCGATTGTAAAGAATTACAGACAGGATGGTGTGCGTGAATTGAAAGAGGTGAAGTTGTACGAAATTTCGTGCGTTACATTAGCAGCAAACCCAATGGCATTGATTACAGATGCAAAGGGTGAAATTGATCAGGATTTATTGGCAAAACGTTTCGACATTTTAGCCAAAATGATCAAGAAAGAAAACGTATCCGATGAATTAGGGTACGCAATTGAAGGTGAGTTGATGAAATTGAAATCATTGTTTATTGATGTTACCACACGGCCGGCAGAAATTGTCACCGTGCCGGAAGTTAAACAGGTGGATATTTCCGAAATATTTTCATATTTAAACAATCAAATAAAGTCAAAATAAGATGACAGAAGAAATCAAAAACCAATTGAACGAATTAAATTCGGCAATTGATGCGAGAATCGCAAAAGCAGAAGGACAGGCAGTTGCATCAGCAACAGGCAAAGCGGATGAATTATTAAAATCCGAGATCAAGAATTTAGAGGCAAAATTTGCTGAGGTTCACGGTCGTATTGATGCAGCAGAAGTTGCAGCAAAGAAAACAGCAACAGGGGCAAACGCACAATCATTCAAACAATCTTTGATCGATGGTATCACAAAAGGTGGTTTAGATGGTTTAGTAAATGGCAACAGCCGTTCAGCTAAATTTGAGATCAAGGCGGCAGATATGACCGTTGCGGCTAACTTTACAGGTGAAGTTATCCCGGCACAATACGTTCCGGGTATCAAGTATGATCCAACAAACCCTGTACACGTTCGTCAATTATTGGCACAAGGTTCAACCAATTCTGAGGTTGTTCGTTATGTACGTGAGTCAGCATATGACAACGGTGCATCAACAAAGGCACAAGGTTCAACATTAGGTGAGTCAGATTTCGATTTGACAGCATACGATGCAAACGTTCAGAAAATCGGTACTTATTTCCGTATTTCTGAGGAAATGTTAGCAGATACACCACAGCTAACATCATATTTGGCAGCACGTGCGCCTGAGAAATTGTTAACGGTTGAAGATGCACAATTACTTTATGGTAATGGTACAGCACCGAACATTTCAGGTATCGTGACATCAGGATCAACAGCATTCGCAGCAGGCGGATTTGCAGATTCAATCACAGCGGCAAACCAATTTGACGTTTTAACGGTAGCAATCAACCAATTAGCATTGGCTAACTATCGTCCTGATTATATCATGGTAAACCCAACAGATTTCCACAAAATCTTATTGTTAAAGTCAACAACAAATGAGTATTTGAAGGATCAGGTATACATGGGATTACAGCCACAATTCTTAGGTGTGCCGGTTGTAGTTAATACAGCAATCACAGCAGGAACATACCTTGTTGGTAATTTCGGTTTAGGAACACAAATGTGGGTGCGTGAGAATCTTTCATTGGAGTTTTTCCGTGAGGATGGAACAAACGTTCGTGATGGTTTTGTAACCGTTCGTTTAGTAGAAAGAATTGCATTAACTAACTACGCACCATTAGCAATCGTTAAGGGTACATTTGCAACGGACATCGCTGCAATCGGAGTTTAATTTTAATACAATTCCAAATTAAAAGAAAGCCACCTAAATATTGGGTGGCTTTTCTTTTTATATTTGTTCAAAAAATAGCACAATAATGGGCAAAGTTTTAATGAGAAAAACGGTATTCGATAATAAA